CACAACAAGCGTCTGACTGCGCCATTCAATAAGGTCGTCTTGTTTGATTACAACTCTGCTGTCGCGAATTGTGACAAGATGTGAGCGGATTTCAATGTCTTTGCCGCCGAGAACTCCGTCTTTGCTTGACGGTATGCGCACTTCCGCATAACAGGTGAGAATAGTTGAAAGTGTTGCCGTGTTTCCGCCCATTCCGTCTGATGTCAGCGTTTTGCGCTTGAAAACGACAGGCTCATTCAGTTTTCCTGCGTTCATTATGCCGGCACCTTCCGTCTGAGAGAGAGTAACCAACGGAAACCAAGCGCGTTTTCCGCAACTGTTCCGTCTGTTACTGCTGTCCTGTTGTCGTACATGTGGGCAATCATCAACAGGCAGGCTTGCTTTTCAAGCGCCGGCATTGTTTCAACCTCTACCCCTGTTGCGTCTGTGTAGTAAGTCCGGTTTTGGTACTGCTCCACAGCCTGAATCGCAGCAAGAGTGAGCGCCATAATATAACTGTCGTCGCCACTGTGACTAACCCTGAGGTGTGTTTTCGCTTCATGTATTGTTATGGGTACATTCATTCTTCATACCCCCTATAAAACAAAGGGGAGAGCGTTATGCTCTCCCGCCTGTTTAGTCGTTCGGTGCTTTGTAGAGGTCACTCTGCACAACAACTGCGCTAATGCCTGTACCTGTTCCGTGTGTGCCTGAGAAATCTGCAAGCAGTTTAAGGTAGCGTTTGTTGCCGATGTATTTGAATACATCAACTGACGCTGTGCTTTTTGCAGCTTTGAGCGCTTTGATAATACCGTCAGAGATTGAACTTGCACCCGCAATATCCTCTGTTTTGACAGCTTCGTAAGTTGAGTTGTCATCTGAGTGTGTAAGCACAAATTCAATTTTGTTTGTGCTTGTGAAGGTAATGCCGCCCGCGCCGATCGAGAGAACGATTGTTGCATCTCTTCCGTCGATAAGGTCAGCGGCAGCGGGTGTATTGTCTGCTGCAAGCACAGCAGGCGTGATAAGGTCGTGTGTTTTTACGTCTTTTGCAAACATGGTAATTCCTCCTTATGCAGTAACTTTCAGGAATTTAACTGCCTGTGTGTCAAGCGCCATTGTTCCTACGCGTTTTGTTGTGTAGAAACCGACATACGGCTTGTTGGTGAGTTCGTCACGGATAATTCTCATTCCTACGCGGTCAACAATCTTGAAGGCGCGTTTGAAGTCGCCGAAGGCAACCGGAAGCGCGTTTGCGCCAACATCAGGCATATCGTGGTTGACTGTGTACGCATAACCGAGAATCGTTGACGGTGCGCCAAATTCAAGGCCAGGTCTCCACAGATAGTTATTGTCGTTGTCTTTGAGTGTGCGGATTGCCGTGAGCGTTGACTGGTTGAACATCCATCTTGCGCTGCCGAGGTAGCCTGTTTTAAGCTGCCCAATCATTGTGATGAGTTTGTCGCCAGGTGTGCTGCCAAGTGTTGACGCATTGCCTGTTTTTACATGCTCAAATGTACCATAAGCGCGTGTTGCGTCTGCTGTTTCTGCTGTTGAGTAGCTAAGCAGGCCTTTGGGTTTGTTGCTGCCGTCGCCGGTTGTGAAGGCTGTGTTTTCGAGCAGGGCAAGTGATTCTGCGATTTCGCCGCTGAGCCATGCTTCAACATCAAGGAAGGCATCGTCAAGCATACGCTGTGTAACTTCAGGATATGCCATTACTTCACCGAATACAGGTTTAACGCTTGCAAGTTTCGGTGCGTTTGTTTTTGTGCGTGTTTCTGTTTCGCCTACCCATGAAGCTGAAACGCCGCTTGTGCGGACAGGGAAGCTAATATCTTCTGTGTCGCACGTCATTACATCTGCGACCTGGCGCATCGGTGATGCGTCAACGAGCGGTTTGTATATCTGCTCTACAATTCTCTTCGGAACTGCGAATCCACCGTCTGCGCCGATGAGTGTGTTCATTGATTTGAATTCTTCATTGCCGAGTACAGCGCTTGCGCCTTTGCGAAGGAACGCGTCAAAGGCTTTTGCCTCAAGTGAACCTGCAACGTCGCTGTTTGCTTTCGCGCTTCTGTTCATTTTGGCTTCGAGTTCGCCTTTTGCTGTTTCCAGCTCTGTGAGCTTTTCGCTTATTTTGAGTACTGTTTCTTTGAGTTCGCCTGCGGCGCAGCCTTTTTCCATTTTAGCAAGGCGTTCGTCGTTTTTCTGCTTGAACTGCTCAAAAGCAGATGTTATTTCTTCAATTTTGTTTTTGAGTTCTTCCATTTTTGTTCATCCTTTCATTATGTCAATGAGTCTATTTGCAGCTGATATAGTGCTGTTTACATCGTCAACATCACGCTGAGTCTGTTTGCACCGTGATATAAGAGCCTTTGCTTCATTGCGAGAAAAACCTGCGTCACGCAGTTTGTCTTCAATGTCGCGTATGCTCATTTCAGCTATAGATTTAACGCCAGTCACACCGGCAAAGCTGTCAGCCGGAAATGTAACAAGCGAAACCTCCCACAAGTCAATTTCTGTCAAGCGTCGAATTTCGCCCCATCTTGCCTCGTCGCTTTTTTCTATTTCCCACTTGACAGGCACGAAGCCTATTGACAAGCCTTTAATCGCTCCGGCTTTCAACAGTTCGTATGCTTCGGTCGCTTTTTTTACTTTGTCAACAAGCAGATGCGCTTTCATATAAAGCCCAGTTTCGTCTTCTTTGAGTTCGTCGATAACTCCGATAGGGTCTGATGGGTCATGCTGCCATAAAAGCACCGGTGTTTTTTCTTTGATTGTTTTTTCGTATGCGCCTTTTTCGATTGTGTCATCGTAAGCGTCAATGTTTCCAAAGGTTGAAGCGTATCCTTCAAATTCGCCTTTCTCTCCTACGGCTTTAATCTCAAATTTAAAACTCTTTCTCTGTATTCCTTTATCCATCATTTTCACCTTCTTGCTGTGGTTGTTTGTCTGTGTTTGTCGTCATGTTTAACGGAGTCAGGAACTCGTCTCCGCCTTTGCGCGGATTCAGGTCTTCAAGCCCTCGCGCTTCGTTCGGTGACATGAATCCGCTCATTATTCCTGTGTTGTAAGCTGAATAACGGCTTGCCATGTCGCCGCGCATGAGTCCTTCAACAGACAATTTCGCATAAACGCCTTTGTCTTTTTCGTCAATGAGATATTTTTTAATGCAGTTTTCCCAGCGTTTTATCCATGGCAATAGTGAGTATTGAACAAAGGCTATTGACATCTGCTCTATACCACTGCCCCATGATGTTGATTTTTCTGTTGACTGTATCATGTGAAGCGGAACGCGGTATATTCTCGCTACCTCTTCCACACTGAACTGTCTGCCTTCAATGAATTGCATATCGGCATTGCTCAATGATATTGCGCTGTATTTTGCACCGTCTTCAAGTATTGCCGTTTTGCCTGCGTTACTGCCGGAATAGTTGTTATCCCAGTTTTCTTTTAACCTGTCGTATGCGTCCTGCCCCAATGCGGTTGGATATTCAATTACACCGGAAGGCCGCCCGCCGTTTTTGAATGTCCTGCTTGAATAGTGAAGCGAAGCAAGGGCATTTCCTACTGTTTCGCGCTGCCAACCGATAGGCGATATGCCTTCGTAGCCGTTGAGCGTTCTGTATTTGATGTGGAATACTTCCCTCTGACTGAGTACCCTGTAGCTTTTTTCGTCTATCTTTACATGGTATTCAACGCTCCAGTCGCTATTTTGCTTGACCATAACAGAATCAGGTGTGAGCGGTAACAGTTCGCGCGGTACACCTTTATTGTCTCTCACAATTTCAGCGTAACAGTTACCCCGCAAACAAAGATGTTGCGTGAGCATTTCGCGGAACTCCTGAGATGTTTGCCATTCGTTTGGACGCATTGTAAGTAATTTAACGATAGGGTGCTGCGTTTCAGGCTCTATTCCGTTTGCTGTTTCTCTTTTAACACGTATTGGCAGCTGTCCTATTGTTTCTGCTATAAGTCCTGTGCAGGCATAAACCGAACTAACCGCCATTGCTGTTGCCGCGTTGACGTATTCGCCGCTTTCGGTTCTTGTTCCGCTGCAACCAGGCAAGCAGTCCAAAATAGTGACCTCTTTTGACTGAGGCGGCGCTGTCTTGAAAATGTTTTTCATAAATTCAAACAAATCTATCACTCCACTCTATACAAAAAGCATTCCGCGCTCTTTATACGCGCTCTGTTTTTCAGGTTCTGCGTCTATTCTGCTGAACGCCATTACCGCCGCGACTATGCCGTCTATTTTCCTGCGCTTGACCTTTGCGGCTTTATCAAGTTTTTCGTTCCCCGCAGGGTCTGTTACAACTTCGCAGTTTGTTATCATCCAGTTCGATACAGGGTTATTATTGTGGTGAAACCTTTTGCTCAGAATCAGCCGTTTTAACCCTTTTGTCGGAGGTGACATAGACAAAAAGCCCTGTCTCATGTCTATACACTTTATGCCTTCCGCAATAAGATGATTTGTCAGCTGCGTGGCGTTGTAGGGGTCTTCCGCCATTTCGATTATGTCGTACTTTGTGGCAAGCTGTTTCAGCTCTTCTTCAATAAAGTCATAATCTATCGACTTTCCTGGCGTGAGCGTGATATATCCCTGTTCTGCCCAAAGGTCATACGGCACACGGTCACGTCTGCAACGTTCCTGTAAATCGTCTTCGGGAAGGTAGTAACGCCATAACGCTTTTACGCTTCCGTCTTCCTGCGGAAATTCCAAGCAAACGCTTGAAAGGTCGCTGACGCTTGACAAGTCCATTCCAAGGTAGCAACTCTGCCCTGTAAGCGTTTCAGGGTCAAATTCTCCCGCGCTTGCCTTCCAGTCTTCAAGCGTTATCCAACCTTCCGATGAAGAAGTCCATACATTCATACGCAAACGCAGAAAAGCGTTTTTGCTTGCGCTTGAGTTTTTTGCTTTATTGCAGCGTTCCTGTATTTCGTCAATACTCAGGCTTGCGCCAAGTGACGGATTCGCTTTTTTCCATACATTCTGGTCTGCCCAGTCGTCGCCGTCGTCAAGCGTGAATATCATGCCGAACACGGTTTCGTCATATACAACCTCGTTCAGTATGTTTTCGACGTAGTCGTGCATTTCACGGCACACGCTTTCGTGCGATATTCCGGCGGTCGTGATGATAAAAATAAGCGGCTGCTGCCTTGCACCTGTTGCTGTGTCTATAACGTCGTAAAGCTCTCTGTTTTTATGAGCATGAAATTCGTCGATTATTGCGCAGGAAACATTAAGTCCGTCCAGTGTGTTGTAGTCTGCGCTCAATGGCTGAAACTTTGACGCTGTGTCTTCAACAACTATGCTGTCTTTGTAAAGCTTCGCGTAGTCTTTGAGGTGTACGCTATGTTTCACCATCTGCTTTGCGTCTGTATGTACGATTTTTGCCTGTTCGCGCTGCGTAGCGACAGAATAAACTTCAGCAGCAGCTTCGCCGTCCATGTCAAGCATATAGTTTCCTACACCGCCCGAAAGGAATGTTTTGCCGTTTTTTCGCGCTATTTCAAGGTATGATGTGCGGAATCGCCTGTACCCTGTTTTTTTGTTTTTCCAACCAAACAGGATATATAAAACCGCCTGCTGCCAAGGCAATAAAATAAAGCGGTCGCCCGCCCATTTTCCTTTGAAGTGTTTGTATTCGTAGAATGTTTTTAATACTACGTCTGCTGCTTTTTCGTCAAAATAATATGTCTTTTTTAGCCGTGTTAAGTCTTTTTCGTGGCGTTCTATCGCCTTTTTAACCCACTTGCAGCACAGCTCTTTACCGCTCAACACGTCTTTAATGTATTTCTTTGCGACAGCTGCGCTATTTTCTTTCGGGAGCGTGACGGTTCGCCCACTGTTCGCGGCGCGTTTTGTCATACCAATCCTCCTGATCTGCGGGCTTTTCTGTCACACTCAAAGGCTGTGTTATTCCTCGCTTTGCAGCCGGTGTCAGTCCGAATTCTTTTTCAAACTGTGATAATATCGCGCAACAGTCGCGCCAAATTCGCCATGAAGGGTTATAGCATTCATTTTGTGTGTCTTTATGCAAAATCAGCCCACGCTCTTTAATGTCTTTATTCGCCTTCACCAGTATTGCGTATGTGCTTTCATACCTCGCAAAGGCAAGGCGGTCTGACAGTTTGACAACACCGCAGGCTGAAAGGTTATTCCACAGTGTTCGCGGGTCAGGGATTGTCTCGTAGTCGTTCGCGGTTGGCTCCGCGTCCCATACGCTCTGGACTGCTTTACTGTCTTTTTTTCTCGTCGGCTTTGTGAGCTGTTTAATCGCCGCCGGTTTCGCCGGTCTTCCTGCTGGCATTGCGTTTCCTCTTTTCGTTTTCTGTCTTTTCTGCATGACAGAAGCGACACAGTGACTGCAAGTTGTTCATGTCCGTTTTGCTTCCGCCGTCTTTGATTTCAATCACATGGTCAACAATAACCGCCTGTGTCACACGCCCCTGTCTTATGCACTCTTCGCACAGCGGGTGACGCCTGATATATGCGTTGCGTATCCTTCGCCATTGCCCTGTTCCGTAAAAGGCGTGCCGTTCAGGTCGTGTGTATGTCTCTTCCCTGTGAATATGCAGCGGCTTATGCTGCTCGCAGTAACGCTCGGAAGCGTCAATCGCCCGTCTGCACCCAGGGTGATTGCAAATCTTCATAGCGGGCATTACGCTACACCCGCCAGCTCGTTAAATGTTTCGCCTGTGCCTTCGAGTATTGCATCTTCGCCTGTCAGCTTTTGCCACCGTCTGACAATTACATCTACATACTGCGGGTCAATCTCCATTGTGTAGCACTTGCGGTTTAACTGCTCGCACGCTATCAGCGTTGAACCGCTCCCGCCGAAGAAGTCGAAGACTGTCCCGTTTTCTTTGCTACTTGTTTTTATTGCCCTTGCGCAAAGTGCAATAGGCTTTGGTGTTGCGTGCCCGCCTGTTTCTTCTCTCTCTATTTGAGATGTCGGTGAAAAATCCCACACGTTGGTCATGTTTTCGTGCGTGTTGTCAAAATAAGCCCGTGTTTTATACCATTCTTCCCGCAGTGCGTCGTATTCTTCCCGCAGTGCGTCGTATTCTTCCCGCAGTGCGTCGTATTCTTCCCGCAGTGCGTCGATGCCTTTCTCTTTCAACGCTGTTTGTAATTTTTTATACCTTGCCTCGTTCGGAAATTCCCATTGCGATTTACTCCACCAATGCGTAATTGTTGACGCTCCCGCAAGTTTAATCAATTCATCTGTGCTTAGTCCTGTTTTTTTCCGCTCTGTATCAAAATACAGGCGCAACGGCTCAAAACCTTCCCAATAATCCTCTATTGTCGCTCCGTATGTTTGCCGCCCCTTCATACAGAACAGACACAATTCTGTAGCCATTGGATAGCCACGGTAAAGCTCTGAATTTATTCCTTGTGCTACACCTTTATTCCAAATAATAAGGTTTCTAAATGTAATTTTGTCTTGCCCTTTTTGTTTCTTCATCGGCTTTAATATTTCGCTGTAAATATCCATTAACGGCTCTTCTATTCCCCAACAATAAAAAGAGCCAACATCTGACATAAACTTGAAAGCAAGTGCAATCCATTCTTTATTAAACACTAAAAGGTCATCATAGTTCAGGTTGTCGTTTTGTATTCCTTCACTCTCTTTTTTCATTCCATACGGCGGGTCTGTGAATACCATATCCGCCCGCTCGCCGTTTGCGAGTTTGTCTGTATCCGCTTCAAGCGTACTGTCACCGCACATTACACGGTGATTGCCGCATATCCAAACATAGCCACGCTGTGAGACGGTATCTTTTTGCACCTCGGGTATTTCGTCTTGCACAACTTCCGTCTCCTCGTCGCTGAACATCTGAAACATATCCTCAATCTCTTCATTGCTCCAGCCTGCGACATCGGGCTCGGGTCCAAGTTCCTGCATAAGGTCTTTAAGCGTTGCGAAGTCCCATTCTGCAAGCTCCGAGGTTCTGTTGTCTGCCAGCGCTATCTTTATCGCTTCTTCGTCCGTGCAGTCAATGTATGTTACATAGCACTCTTGCCAGTCAAGTTGCTTCATCGCCGTGTAGCGTCCGTTGCCCGCTAAAATCTTGCCCGTTGAACGCTGTACTATAAGCGGTGCATACTGCTCATTATCCACCAGCGACCGCTTTATTTCTTCAATATTGCGCTCATCGTGCAACCGTGCGTTGCGTGTGTCAGGCTTCAGCTTTGACAGCTTCACAAGTTCCGTTTTAAGTTCCCGCATATTTATCACTCCTGCATTGTATTTCCTGCACTGTACAAAAAGGCGTGTGCCCATGCAGGAAGACACACGCCCCATGCAACAAGGGCAGCCCTGCGCCGGACTGCCCCTATCCAAAAGGAGGTAACAATGAAAACATTGTGTACGATACTATATTCCCACTGTTTTTCTTTTTTGTGTAGTGTACTTTTTAGATAGCTTTTTACTAAGCGATGTGTTTTATTTTATGCTCTCTCAGCTCCGTCGCTGAAAAACAGCCTTTATTCCACTGATTAGCCACCGACTGAAACAGATAGCCCGCA